TAATGGTTGTTCAGCACAAGGATTAAAACCCATAACACGAGCATCCTTATAGTCTGGGGCATCTGCAAGTCTTCCATATTCTCTTGCTACATCTAGCCAAATAAATCCTGGCTCTCCATTATCTGAAATTAAATTTACATAATCCTCATACTTTGTTCCAACTTGTGCTGAAATAGAATTATTAGACATCCAAGCCCAGCCAGGATTTTCTGAATTAAATGAGTTGCGATCTGGAAAAACCTCTGCATTTTTTAAATTAATAAAATCCTTATCTTCAGCACTACCCAAGGCAAGTGTGGCAGAACGACGAACGTTTCCAGATACAACACATGTACCAATAAGGTTTACAATATCTACTATTGCACGAGAATCAAGGGTTTCTCCTGCTCTACCGCCAATTACAGTATTTATCTTGTTATGTAATGCTATAAGTGGTGCTGGACCGCTAGCAACCCCGCCAAAGCCTTTTATTGGGGCACCTAGGGGTCGGATAAGGTCATAGTTAAACTTTTGTATAGCCTGATTAGGTCTTAAATAAGAGTTTAAAAGCATTCTAACTGAATCAACCCATCCTTCACGGGTATCTGGGATATCCCACACATTTTCTGGTTCTGTTGGAGTATAGATAGGCATTTCTTTGTCTTGACCAACGGTATCAAACCCTACACCAATACCCAGCATTAAAGCATCCATTACCCATGCAAATAAAGCACCTGGATCATTGCGATCAATATCACGAGTAGACACCATTGCACAGTTTTGTAAGGAGGCAGAATTACGCTTCTCCATAGTCATAGGTGTTCCAAATGCCCATAAACCACGACCTGGTGGAGTCCACTTTAAATTAAACATACGGTCATAGGCTTCCTGAGCAGACTTTTGAGCCTTGTTGTCATTCCAGGGTAATCTATTATCTTTAGCGTGGTTCTTTTGTACTGAGTACATTCCTTCAATTACCCGCTTACAAACTTCATGCCATCTTTCTTTTGTACCATCTTCTTTCATACGAGAGTATGTACGTATAAAGGTAATCTCACCTAATGAATTAGAGCCTGCATCTGTAAAGCCAAATGGCGCCTGAATCTCAATATACTTGCTTACAAATTCATCTGATAAACGAAAAGAAAATACCTCTGACATAAAAATTCCAACTTTCTATTAAAAAATATTATGAACACTTTGATAATTCCAAAGCACTCTTAGTATATCATAAGTTTAAAATAAAAAAATACGCATAAACTATAAACTAAATCTTTACTTTATGGTTAGGTACTTTTATAAAACAAAAGTATACTATATCATCCAAATTTACTACTATTAATATGGCACATCTCTATTTGATTAATGTTTAGATGTTTTGGTAAAGATCCAACCCAGTAAATTGCCTGGGCTAAATCTTCTGCAGATAGAGCATACTCTCTTTTTTGTTCTTGAGTATCAATTGTAGCAGGGCAAATTTCAGTTATCTTTATATTGTACTCTGGAAACTCTAACCTCATTGTATCTATCAATCCCCGCTCACCACGTTTAGCATTGGTATAGTTTCCTCCACCACGATAAGGAATTTTTCCACCAAATGATGTTACAAAAATAATAGTTGGAGATTCTGATTTTTGCATACATGGTACAAATAGTTGAGATAGATACATCGGGCCAGTTACATTTATATCGTAGGCCACTCTAAAGTTTTCTGGGGTCTCATTAATTATTTTTGTAGGACCAGCGCCACCACCAGCATTGTTAACTAACAGGTCAAGGGTTATGTCCTTATATTTTTCAAAGAATACCCTTATTGCCTTAGAGTCTGTAATATCTAACTGATATACTTCAACATTTTCAGAAATTAATTGTGAAACTTTTGATAAATTTCTAGATACTGCTATAACTTTATATCCATTTTCAGATAAAAATTTTACAGTTGCATAACCAACACCTTTACTGGCCCCAGTAACTATTGCTGTTTTCACTGTATTTATTAAGAACTTTTTCGCATTTGCATATTATTATGTATCCAGTGTCCAGGAATCATATATTTAAATTTATTTTTTACTAAATGTGCGGTATGGTAATAGGGAGCAGCAGATGGAAAAATAATTATACTTCCTGCTTTAGGTTTTACAGCAAAATCAATTGAATTATTTTTTAATGCTATATCATAATCTAGGTCTGGAGATGGTTGCATACCAACTTCTTTATATTCAGATAAAGTAAATGATACCTCTCCACCATCAAAATCATCATTTAAATAAATATTAAATGAATATCTTAAAGTTATATCTCCATCGTTTTGATCAAAATGAGAACCCATGCCAACTCCAGCATTATATTTTTTTATGTTAAAAACAGGAAATAAGTTTGGTTCATCTGAGTCACCCATTGCAGCACCGTAGTCTTTACAAACTTCGTAAAAAGATTCAAATATTGTATTATAAACAAAAAGCATTTTAGATTTATATGGCTCTTTCATATTTTGTATTTGATTTAAGTCATATGTTTTTGTAAATCCATATATAAAATTTTTATCATTTGATGCAGTCCAATCTAGCCATGAAGAAACTCCGTCAGACTTTTCCATTTCATCTAACTCATCAATTGTTTTCATTAGATTATCAAAATCTTTAATGCAGTCTTCATAGTAGTAAACTTTTTGTTCTAAAATTTGTTTTTTCATTTTTTACAAGTTCTCCTTAGTATCTATTTTTCTCATAATGACCTATTTCTTTTACAAAACCAACAAGAACATACCTTATTGGCCCTTCAGCAACATGCTTTACTCCGTGCTCATATTTTTCATTACCTGGGAAAACTAACATCTCTCCTGGCTTAGGCCTTAACTCTAAGTTTAAGTTTTTAAAAAAAAGTTCTCCTTCATTATAGTCATCGTTAAGATATAGTATGGTTGCATATTGAATAGATGGATCAGTGCGTTGATCGGTATGGGATTTTAATTCAACTCCTGGTTGCATTCTTTGAATAGTAGCAAAACCACTTAAATGCAGGTTTGGGTCAGACTGAACAACTAAATTATTAAATTTTTCATACATAGGGTGGTACTCACTATAGCCTGAAATATTTAGATTTTTATCAGCCCAATTTTGAGTAATTTCAAATTTTCCTTCAGCAACAAGATTTTCAACATCATCTCTACCAAATTTTTCCATACAAAATTTTGGCAAGTTTGATAGATATTCTACTTCCCAATCTGCTTGAGATGCTTCATTAATTTTACTCCAAATAAAGTCTGTTTCTTGTTTTGATAAAATATTTTTAACTAGTAACACTTCATCTGTAATTTCTTCAAACTCATAATTATTTTTTACTAATTGTTTTTTAAAATTTTCAATCATTGAAAACCTCTTCAGGTTTATATTTGTTTCCGTTCATATCTATTTTCCAGCCTTGCTTAAGTAATTCTTGCCACTCTTCTTTTTCAATTTTTTGAGCATCTCTAATTTTTTGCATTTCTTCTGCCCAAGCGTCTCTTGTTTCTTGTGAATAAGCAGATTCTTCTCTATCATCCCAAAAAGATCCTATTGTATATCTAATACCTTTAGTAATTAAAGATACTTCATGCATATTGTTAAATCCCCCATCAAAAACAGCAAGCAATCCTGTTTTTGGTACTATAGATATATCTTGATCTGGAAAGTTTAATACTCCACCTTCAAAATCTGTATTTAAATATAAAAATCCAGCATATCTGCTTCTTGCAAATGGTCCAGTATTTCCATGCTCATCTGTATTATCTGAATGAATTCTAGCGTATGCCCCTGGTTCCCATTTTTGAGTATGATATCCAATTTTAACAATTGCTGACGGATCAAGATCATGCACTGTTGCAATAGCATTAGAAATTCCTTTTTCAATATCAGAAAAAATTGTTGGACTTAGTCCAATATCAATAACTTCTTTATCATTGTCCAATGGCAACACTGAAGAATATGATTCATAAAATGATATTGGCATCCAAGAAATACTTCCAACTTCTGCATGTTTATCTAAAACTTTTACAATTTTTGCAGCAGTGTCCTCATTTATAAAATTTTCATAAACAATAATATCCTTAGTTATTCTTTTTTTATTTTCTAAATTCATGGCTTTTTATCACCTGTATGCTCTGTTATTTCCCAAAAAAATGGACAGGTATATCTAATGCCACTTTTTATCTCTGTTACTCCATGGATATATTGCATATCTCCTGGGAAAAAATAAGCAGCGCCCTTTTTGGGTTTAAACTTAACTCCTTGATTTGGAAAATATAATTCTCCACCTTCATAGTCATCATTTAAATAAAATAAACTTGAAAGATCGTAGTTTGGAAAGTCGTTTGGCTCTCCAGCATCTGGACCTTCATGCAATTCTTTATCTGCATGAGGCATCTGTAGGTGACCTGGTAACCACCTTACAATTGTTGTTCCTGTTGGCTTAACTTTTACTTTATAAAAATCTTCAACAATTGGTTGTAATTTTTGAAATAGTCCAGCGATAACTGGTGCAATTGTTGGATCATTTTTATCTAAACTTGGTGTGGTTGCAACTCTGTCTTTCCAAAAATCAGAATCATATACAACTGTTCCATTTTCATTTACATGGCTTTGTGTTACATCCCAGATAGTGATAGATTTTGCTGCCTTTTCTAAAAAAGTAATTTCTTCTTGAGTCATAAAATTTTCTAACTCAACAATCATTTCTTTACCATTACCAAAAAATCCTGAAGGGGTTATTGACCTTGTTCTTTTAACAACTGTTGGGGTATTGTCTATTTTATTCATATTAAGATTATACCAGAAATATTTTATTTAAATAATAGTTAGTTTTGTTAATATTTCTATGCCTGTTGCTGCTTTGTATTATCAACTACGCTTAATCTTAAAGTTTTTACCTCGTGACTTCCACGAGACTCTCCTTTTTCATTTACGGCATCTCTATACCAATCTGTCCACTTTCCAGATTGATTTATTATTTGTGATGCTGCGCCATAAGATTGGTTTGCTTCATTTCTTTTATTGTCTGGATCCTGATATTCATTTATTTCAATAGTAGATTCATTTAAAGCACTTAAAGATATTGGAATAATTGTGGCTAATGGAGTTCCAGCCTTTATTAATATTTCTTTATTTGCTGACCTTGCTTTAATTGCTAGTGGAAGTGGATTATCCAGAAATGAAGTACTTATTATAGAAGACATTGTCTCAAAGTCATCATTGAAATAGTTAACTGGATTAATAGTAAACATGCTTACATTTTGCTCTGTTCTAAAAACTAATCCAGTGTTAAAACTTACACTTCCTTGGCCTCTTCCAGTATAACAAATGTCCTGACCTTGTAAAAGTTCAATATTGCTTCCAGTTTGATCACTAATACCATTCCAGATGAAACTTATATCTTTTGAACAAGACAAATTCCATCCAACTACATTTGCCTGAGTTACTGGAAAACACCTATATGCATGATTTTCTGAAGTTGTACCCATCCAATCTCTTTTTACAGACATTGGTTGAATCTGCATAGTTGACCAAGGCATTTGTTCAACTGAAATATTAAACATTATTCATTAGCCCACTTTGGATCATACATATCTGGAGTATGAAATTTTTTGCTGTAATCTAACATAGTAACAATAGAATATTTTGTTCCAGAATGTACTGGCATTGCTCTATGTGGGTACATAAAGTTTGATGGAAATATAAATAAGTCTCCAGCATCTGGTTTAACATTTAAACCTTGCAGCCTAAAAAATAATTCTCCACCCTCATAGTCATCGTTTACATATGCAACAAGTGAAACGGTACAGTTATAAGAGTATCCATGATCATGGTGCTCCTGAAAATGCTGTCCTGGACCATATTTAATAAAATTAAATGCTTCCCAATACTTTAAGTTATAAATATTAAACTGTTTGCAATAATCTTGTACTGCTGGATTTTGAGCATCATAAACATCTTGCCATAATGCTTGAAGATTTAAAGATACCTGACTTGTGTCATTTTCAATATCAGTTTTTTTAAATTTAAAATCATTACAATCTCTATAGTTTGGCATTAACTCTTGATAGCCAACGTATGCTGGAAGCCAACTATACCCTTTGTCTTCGCTACCAACTGGTTCAAGATTATTCTCAAGCCTATTGATAACATCAAATTCTTTTTTAATTACCCCTTTATAACATACTATGCCATTACCAAGGTTAACTTTATCTGTCCATGTTTGCATTTTTTTCCCCTTTATTTATATTCTCTTTTAGACCATACTTTATTTTTATAAACACCACCATCTGGCTTACGATAAAAACTCATGTTGTCTATAAGTTTATCATACATCTGTCTTTGGTCTAGACTTTCTATTTTTTGCTCCCAGTTTTCTCTTTTAAAAGGAAGAACCTGTAAGTAGGGTGTTCCCGCTGGCAAAGTTCCTTCCCAACCTTCTGCAATAAAAAATGGAAATGTTCCAAGTATATGAACCTTGTCAGAATCAACTACTCCAGTTGTATTTAAAAATGGCAGATCAAATCTGTTCATTGGAGTCATAAATAATGCACTGTATCCTTCTGGTAGTTCTAGACCCCAATCTGGATACCAGGCGAAATGATCTTTATAGAATCCCCTTGGATGCTCAAATTGTGGCATTGCCTGTCTTTTACCACAAAAATCTTTATAATTTGGATCAGATATTTTAACATCAATTATTCCTTTTTCATTTTTAAAAAATGTAAGATCGCATGGAGTTTTTAAAACATATCCTGTTGAAAATGCATCTAAAATTGCTGGACATGCTTTCCATGTTGGAATTTTTCCATAATCATCTACAGTTCCTTCTTTTGGAAAAGGACAAATTTCTTTTGATGCTTTATAGTATTCACCATTTGGCATCTTAGCAAATCTATCTGCATCCTTGTACCAATCTGGAATTACCTTTTGTGTTGGAGATGGTGCAGAAAAACTTTCTTCATTTGATAATGGCCTGTATGGCTTAAATATAATTATATTTTTAGATATATTAGAGTCTTCAGACAACTTATTTATGTCCTAACTCATTAATATCTGTCATTACCACTACACAATATTTTGTTCCTGATTTTATTGGCAACGATGCATGTTCATAAATATAATTTGATGGACAAAGAACTATATCTCCAACTTTGGGTTTATAAACAAGGTTATCCATTCTTGGAAACTTTAAGTCTCCACCTTCGTAATCATCATTTATATATACTACTGCAGAAACTGTACAGTTGTAAACTGGGCCATGATCTGCATGAATATTAAAGTGAGATCCTTCTCCTTCATATTTAACAAAATTAAATGCTTCATAATATACAACATTTATTCCCCAATATGAAGCATAATCATCTACACAGTATTTTAATTTTTCATATATTTCTTGATGAAGATCCAATAGTTCTGCATTATCAGCATCTCTTGATCCAAGATTTTCTTGTTTATATTTAAAATCAACACAGTCTCTTGCTTTTTTAATTGGAGTTTCAGAGTTTGTTACTTTTGCTTCTGACCAATTATATTTTTTATTTTTACTTAAATTTGACTCAAGAGTATTTATATACCTTTTAGAGTCTTCTAAAGAAAATGTATTTTTATAAACATTAACACCTAAAGCCAAGTTTTCAACTACTATGCCATCTTTTAATGACTTTGAGTTAAGTCTATTGCTTGATGTTTCTGATCTATCTTTTGTAAACCAAACATTTGAGTTTTCATCATACTGGGTTTGTTCTTTATAGTTCATTTTTTCTCCTTTTATGTGGCTAGTATAATTCTACAGGAATATATTTTTTAGTTAAATGTCCAATTAAGGTATTTTCTTGCGGAGTAGAGTCCATTTTAGGAATTTCTAAACTATGCATCAACCAAGATGAGTTAAACAAAGATATAGCAATGCTATTAGCCATTAGACCTTTTGTATATTCAAAAATAAATGGGTTTAAAAAATCACGAGTATGTGAATATCTTATTGGATGAAAAATACGCTCTTCTTTAACAAAATGCATTAAATTATTCTTTGAGATTATATCTGTTAATAATACTGGACCATACTTAATTTGATCTCCTTTAGTTGCAGTTGGCATACAAACAAAATTATTAATTAAGTCATCTAAAATTTCATCATTATTTATGTATAAGATATCATTATTAATTCTTATTGGTCCTTTTGCTGGATGAGGAGTGTCTACAAAAAATCCAAATAAATATGGTTCTGGATCTGGCCAGGTATCAGTTAAACAAACCATATCGGAGTCAGTCCATATAAGGTCTGTTTTTTTCAACATATGAAGTCTAAATAAATCAGCAAACTGTTGATGTCCACCACCACATAAAGGATCATCAAACTTTGTTAGAAATATATCCTTTTCTAACATAATTTCATTTGCATCTTTTTTAATTGCACCATTTGGAACTTTAATAGACATGTCATACAGATATATGTATAGTTCATGCCCATGGTATAGATATGAATTCCAAGAAATTTGCTGCAGTAGGGTAGGTTCATTTCCAAACCATAAAGTACCAAACTTTAACCCCATTATTTATACCCCTATCAGATTTAATTAATTATAGCATATACCTATTAATAATAAAATACATCAATATTAAAATTATTTATTTTTTAATATTTTTATTTCATCTTCTAGATTTTTTACTCTTTCCAACAAAGTTTTTAAAACTTCTACAGAGTAAACAGAAACAAGGTCATACCTAAGACCCAAAGGTTTATTATCTTTGTCAAATACAACTATATATTTTAAAGAGTCTACTTCGTTAACTTCTTCTGCTATATAGCCAAGTTGTCTGATTTCTTTAGTGTCACCGTTGTATATCCATGTTACTGGATTTAAACTCTTTATTGCTTGTTCAAAATCAATACCCATTGATTCCATTTTTAATTACCCCCACTATTTTTAATTAATGTTTACAACCCTCATTATACTATGCTTAAATCTCTTAGATGAGTAAATGAATCTTGGGAAAGATGGACCAAACGATGGGAAGAATGGTGGAGCGAAGGCTGGGAAGAACGGGAAGAATGGTGGGAAGAATGGTGGGAAGAATGGTGGAAAGAATGGGAAGAACGGTGGGAAGAACGGTGGGAAGAACGGTGGGAAGAATGGTGGGGTAGTTACGCTGTTTGAAGCACTTGAGGTTGATGAATTACCATTTGCGTTAGTAGCATAAACTGTATATGTTTGTGAAGTATCTCCTTCTTGGGTAACGTTAACGCTTGTTGTTCCTGATCCAACAGTAGCACCTTTACCATCTGATGATGCCCAAGTGTAACCAGTAATTGCACTTCCACCATTTGCAGGGGCAGTCCAAGAGACAGCATCTGAAAGGGCTGAAGTTGTTACGGTTGGTGCAGCAGGAGTTGCTGGCACTGTTGTTGCTGTAATAGAACTAGATGCACTAGAAGCATCAGAAGTTCCAACTGCGTTTGTTGCTGTTACTGTAAATGTATAGGCGGTATTAGATTGTAATCCTGTTACAGTCAATGGTGATGATGCTCCAGATGCTGTATAACTACCAGGGGATGAAGTAACTGTAAATGATGTAATTGGTGCACCATTACTTCCACCAGATGAGAATGAAACGCTTGCTGCACCATTATTAAATGCACGAGATGTTCCAACATCTGTTGCAGAAACGCTTACTGGTGGATTAGGTTTTCCTGCACCCTGAAATCCAAGGCCTCTTACACCTGCTCCTCGTCCACCAATAATAGGCATTTATTTTCCCCTTATGCAAATCTTGTCTGTGATCCAAAGGCTGTAAAAGCAGCGTTTCCTGTCTTTACTATTGTGTATGAATAGATATCAATACTGTTTGCGTTACCTGCAGATGGTGCGGTACCATTCTGCCACTTTGGAGTTACTGCAGATCCATCAATTGTAAATGATGTCTGGTAGTAAGGAGTTGCTCCATTTGTTGCAAAGAATACAACTGTAATAGAGTCGTTGGTAGCAAGACTGTCATTAAGCGTAGTGCTTCCATCTCCACGAATATTTAGTGTCCAGTTACCGCTTGCATCTGAAGTGTAATATAGAATGCCGCTTGTCAAAATATTTAGGTTAACTGTGCTACTTGCAGCAGTTGCAGATACTGACCAACGCTCCTCTGGTCCACGAAGAACTGGATTCACTGCTACCGCATTTGTTAATGTTGGAGCAGTTGCAAAAACTAATCCGCCTGTTCCAGTTTCATCTGTTACTGCAGAAGCAAGATTGGCTGATGATGGTGTTCCAAGAAATGTTGCTACATTAGTTCCTAATCCTGAAACCGCAGTACTAATTGCAACATTTGAAACTGTATTACTTGATCCATCAATAGTTTTATTTGTTAAGGTTTGAGCGGTAGATAAATCTACTGTTGTTCCAGTATTAATACTAAATACTGATCCTGTTAATGTTAATCCTGTGCCTGCTGAATATGTGCCAGCACCTGAAAACTGTGTAAATGCTATTGCATCTGTTCCTACAGTTCCTACTATGTTAGTTTGTACCCAACCAGTATTGTCGTTAACTGTGCCTCCAGTTACGAACACAAAGTCTCCGCCATCAATTTCGGCTGGCGCATCAAAATCTGTTGCTCTTGATGGTGCTCCAGAGGCTGCTACTACATAAATACCATTTTCAGATTGAGTAGTTTGGTTCTTAATAAGAATTCTATTTCCTGTTGCAAGAGTTATTCCATCAAGAGTGTCTCCGTTTTCAACATCTGTGGCAAGAGTAATGTTAGCGGTTGTTGCAGCAACTGCTGAAGGGTGAATATGTAATCCTTCTGTTACTGCATCTACGTAAGCCTTTGTAGCAGCGTCTGTTGAATTTGTTGGTGTTGGAACTGTGACAGTTCCTGTAAATGTTGGGGAAGCAAGAGGAGCCTTAGCATCCATTTGTGTCTGAATTGCAGAAGTAACACCATCTACATAATTAAGTTCTGTAGCGGTTGCTGTAATAGCAACATCTTCGTTAATCTTTGGAGATGTTAAAGTCTTATTTGTAAGAGTTTCTGTCCCCGCAAGTGTGGCTACATCGGCATCACTAATTGCAGTATTTAGTTGTGCAAGAGTTGAAGTAACTGTGTTTGAGCCAAGTGAAATTGATTTATTTGAAAGTGTATTTGTTGATGATGCTGTTACTGTAATGTCAGATGTTAAAGCAACTGTTCCTGTTGCATCTGGCATTGTAATAGTGCGATCTGCTGTTGGGTCAGTAAATTGAAGAGTAGTTTCAAAATCATTTGCAGTTGCACCTTCTACATAAATTGCTCCATCTGAAAGTTGTAGTCCTGAAACAGTTGGAGCAGTAAGAGTTTTATTAGTAAGTGTATCTTCAGTATCTCTTAAAACAACTGTTCCTGAAGCATCTTGAAAAGTAACTGTTCTATCTGCTGTTGGGTCGGTTACTTGAAGGGTAGTTTCAAAATCATTTGCAGTTGCACCTTCAATAGTAATAGAACCTGAGAACACTCCAATATTAGTAATATCTGAAAGGTTACCAGTTGTAATAACTGTACCTGTAACGTTTGGAAGAGTAATTGTACGATCAGCAGTTGGATCTGTTACTTGAAGAGTAGTTTCATAAGAGTCTGCAGTGGCACCTTCAAAAACAATGCTTGTACCAAAAGAAGGATTTACTGTTGAGTTGGCATCAATAAAATAGTCTAGGTCAGCCCAGTGGTTTGTACCATCACCAATCTTAAATTTATTAGTATCTGATTCCCATCCCATTTCACCAGCATTTAATACTGGGTTTGCAGATGTCCACTGTGAAGCGGTTCCTCTGCGTTGTTGCATTCTAGTTGCCATTTTTACTCCTCTGAAGTATGTCTATATTATAACAGATAATTAGTTAAAATTATCTATTGCTATTCCACCATCCCAGGTTTGATCCCAAGAAGATGTATTGTAAAGTCCAGCAGTAACTAGTTCTCCTGCTTGGTAGTAATATCCTGCATCTTTAAAAATACTGACAATTAATCCATTACCATCAATTGAAGTATCATGAATATGGTCTTGTAATGTTTCTGCATCTTGAAGTGTTGCAATTGCAACCCATTGTGAATTATAGTAAACATGTACACGTTCTGTTAATGTATCAAACCATAAATCTCCACTATCTGGAGAAACTGGTGGTGTAGAGCCAACAGGAAGTTGTGGTGATCCTACTGCAGTGTCTACATAAAGTTTTGTTGCTGCATGAGCATTTTGAGTAGGAGTGGCAACTGTGACTGTTGATCCAAAAGTTCCGCCTTCGGCTACAATAATGCCGTGCTTTACTCTGAAGTCTTTATTTACTGTTGCCACTTCCAACCTCTATTCTTTAGTTATGCTTCAATATAAACCTTGTGTACTTTAACATCGGTATCTGCTGCTGCACCAGTTACCTGAAGAAGAACGTTTCCACCACTGTAAACAGCGTTAGTTGTTCCTAGTTCAGTGTTGCTGATTACATCTGCATACTCTGTTAAGTAAACATTATTTGATCCATCTACAGTAACCAAAACTTCAATTACTTCAATATCATTACCTTTTTTCATTTGTACGATATATTTAGCACTTGAGTATGTTGTTGCTGACCATGTATCAATTGTTGTTGCTGAAGTTGATGCGGTAGCAAGAGCAGAACCAACAAGAGCATCTGGAAGAGCAATACTTGTCGCTGCTGCTGCACCAAGGGTTGGTGTAGTAAAGGTTGGACTATTAGTAAATGCTACTGTTCCAGATCCTGCTTCATCAGTTAATGCTGATGCAAGGTTTGCAGAAGATGGAGTTGCAAGGAATGTTGCCACGCCTGCTCCAAGACCTGAAATACCAGTTGCTACTGGAAGACCAGTTGCGTTTGTTAAAGTTCCTGCTGATGGGGTTCCAAGATCAGGAGTTGTCAATGTTGGTGATGTAAGAGTCTTGTTTGTAAGGGTTTGTGTACCTGTTAATGTTACTACAGTTGAATCAATATCAAGAGTGTTTCCAGTCTTGTCTAATCCTGTACCCGCAACAATTTGTCCTAAACCAGTAAACTGAGTAAAGGTAAGTGCTGTAGTTCCAACTGTGATTGCACCATTGTTGGTTAATGTATAACCTTGATCAGCGTTTACAGTTCCTTGTTCTACGAATACCGCAAAATTTGCAGTAACTTCTGCACCTGAATCTGCATCAGTTGAACGATCTGGGGCACCAGACGCCTTAACAACGTAGATACCGTTTTCTGAACCAGTTGACTGATCCTTAACAAGAACACGATCTCCAGTAGCAAGAGTTACGCCATCAAGGACATCTCCATTTTCAAGATCAGAGGCGAGTGTTACGTTTGCAGTTGTTGCTGCTCGTACAGATGCTTTCCAATCAATACCTTGTGCTGCTGAGTCTACATAATTCTTTGTTGCTGCATCTGTTCCATCAGTTGGTGTACCAAGACCTGTGATCTTGTTTGTACCCATTGCAATTGCACCAGTCATTGTGCCACCAGCAAGTGCTAGTTTGTTGCCAAGGTCTGTTGTCAATCCTGAAATCTTTGACTGAGCAATTGCTGCTGCAGAGTTAATGTCTGCATCTACAATTGTGTCATTAGCAATCTTTGCTGAAGTTACTGCACCTTCTGCAATTTTTGCTTCTGTTACGTTAAGATCTTTAATCTTTGCTGTCTCTACAGAGTCTGTAGCAAGTTTAGAAGCAGTTACGTTAGCATCTTTAATTTTTGCTGTTTCTACTGCATCTGTAGCAAGTTTTGCTGCTGTTACTGCAACATCTGCAAGTTCGGCTGTATTTACTGCTGAATCTGCAATCTTAGCATTTGTAACTGAGTTTGATGCAAGTTTTGCTTCTGTTACGTTAGCGTCTTTAATCTTTGCTGTCTCTACTGAGTCTGCAGCAAGTTTAGCAGCGGTTACGTTAGCATCTGTAATCTTTGCTGTTGTTACTGAGTCTGTAGCAAGTTTAGCGTTAGTTACGTTAGCGTCAACAATCTTTGCTGTCTCTACAGAATCTGAAGCAAGTTTTGCTGCTGTTACGTTAGCGTTTAAAATCTTTACGGTAGTTACTGAATCTGAAGCAAGCATTGTTGCTGTAACTGTACCAGTATCACCAGATGTAACTACAGTACCTGATACGTTAGGAAGTGTAATTGTACGATCTGCTGTTGGGTCTACAACTGTAAGGGTTGTCTCATAGTCATCTGCTGTTGAACCTTCAAAAGTAATTGATGTATCAAATACACCAACTGCTGCAGGGTTTGACCATTGAACGCCATATGTTGCTCCTGACGCTGCTGTAAGGACTTGCCCATCTGTTCCAATGCCAAGACGTGCTACTGCATCGTCTGCACTACCTACTAATAAATCACCCTTAGCATCAATTGTGCCTGCTGTGATTACGTTCTTTCCATTAACGGTCGCAGTTGATCCCTCAACTATCAGTCCCGATTTTACTCTAAAGTCTTTTGTTACTGTTGCCATCTTTTATCTCCTTGGTTAGGCCTTTAATCCCATACGCAAATAGCGTAGAGTTATAGGTGTACTTCCCCCCACAGGAACCACAGTTAGTGAAACTGTGTCTCCAGCCTTTGAAACAGAGATGGTGCCAATATTCCCATCGTTTTCAATAGTTCCATATTGACTAACAGATACATCTGATCCATCATTCAATATTGTTAATTCTGTAACAGCGTACTTATTTGCACCGCCTGCTACATATTTTAGTGAGATCATATATTTCATTGATCTCCACTCGCTTGCGGTAAAGTTATCAAAAACTGTTGAGTTTTCAATACCATTAATTGTTAACTCGTTATTGCCATCTGATCCAAGATCGGTAGACCTAGCAGAAGTACTATCAATTAAATCTACATAGTTTTCTTGAGTTGGTCTATCGCCTGTCTCAAACAGGGCCTTTACGTTGGTGGTTGATATCTTTGCCATGTGGCTATTATATCATTATGTTAAAGAATATAGTTATTAATTCCAATAATTTGAAGACCAATTCCAGGTACACCTGCGTTTGCTGGGGGTATGCCAATATTTGTAAACTTTACTCTAAAAGGTAAAACTTCTTGTATCTTTGTAAGCCTTACAAAACCTTTTATGTTGCTTTTAGGATAATCTATCCTAGAAATTGTTTCTGATCTTTTTTCAGATAGATCTATTATTGTTGCATAAGCCATTACGACTCATCGCTGTTTGTAATATCTTCAATAACTGTCAATATGCCACGGGCAACTGTCCATACCCTGCTGGCATCGCTTAATTCAATATCAAAAATATCTCCAGTGTTTAAACTTTTTGATTGAGCAGATGTTAGAGAAACTGTAAATTCTCCATCGCCATCTTCTGCTGTGGCAATAGGAGTAAGAATCAAAACTCCTGCTGGATCAGCATCATTTAAATTACCCGCAATTATTGGTCTTTTGATTTCCATCTCAATCGTCCAGTCCTCAATTACCAACGGGTCTTTATTATCATCTGTTACGTATACTCTAAATGCTGCTGTGTCGCCTTTTACAATTGTCCAGTTAACTGTAGGGGGTGCGGAACCAATTGAATAAGAACTAAGTGATTGATCTCTAAACGTAGCCATAGTCTTATCATTATACCATTAACTAATATAATATTTAAAAGATTTTTATATTTATTTCTTTAACTTGACCAAAGTGCCAAATTAGTGTTATAATTAATACATGCTACCAGTAGGTAGCATTTGTTCTCTAGGAGGTATTCTACAATGAGAGAAGCAAATGTTTGGCTAGGGGTATTAACGTTGGTTATTTGCAGTACCGTTTTTTCGGCTTCGGCAAATGCAACAAATGAAAATAACTTACTAATTAAACAGTCCGTGAAATCTGCCACCCAACAGGTGGCTTTTTTGGTTTCTAAAGACAAAAAGTTAGAAAAGTATGAAAATGCTCATAATTTGACTGATGGGCAGTTGGTTGATATGTTGCGTCATGTTGGGTTTGAAGGAAAGGCTTTAAGGTCTGCTTGTGCTATTGCAAAGGCAGAATCAAACGGTCGTCCTCTTGCCTTCAACGGCAATGTAAAAACTGGAGATAGTTCTTATGGAGTATTTCAGATCAATATGCTTGGAGAACTGGGTCCAGACCGTAGAGATAAGTTTGAGTTAGACTCAAATGCCGAACTACTAAATCCAGTAGTAAATGCACAGATTGCTCTACACATGACTAAGGGTGGAAAAGACTGGTCTGCTTGGAGTTCTATAAATGGAACACGTTATAAAGAGTGGTATAACAAATATCCATGTAAATAAAAAATTAAATAAAAAATCCCCCTTGGCTTTATGCCTTGGGGGTATTTTTTTTATTAATTAAGGTATTAGTGATATTTCATCCCAAGAAGTTGTTTCTTCATTCCAGGAATATGCTTTTGGATCTTCAATATCAAATGTTGGCATCTGTATTGGTGCTTCCCAAAGGCATGTATCTGCATTTAAAGTCCATGAGGCAAATGGCTGTGGGGGAATAAATGCATCTTTTTCTTCATCATAGGTAAAACCTATTCCTGCATAATTTTTTCTAAACGCAGGTTCATCTACTATTGTATTAGTTTCTAGATTTCTACGTTTTCCGCCAAGAGAAGTGTAAGATGTACGCTTACATACTTGGCCATGAAAATCTCCATAGTAAGTTTCCCAATCAGAGATTCCGTCAACTACTTCAGTTTCATCTCTTCCTGCAATTACGTTTGTTACAATATTGTTTTCATCTAACAATGCATAGTGTGCCATAATTACCAACTCACATTTCCAGAACCAGCAGTAAATGTATAAATTTTGTCTGTTCCATTGTTTGTAAAATTATAAGTAAGTCCAGCACCAATTGATCCCAAGTCTGCTGATGCTTGTGGGTAACGAATAATTACTACACCTGTTCCGCCATTTCCTCCTGGAGCAAGATATCCTCCGCCACCGCCACCGCCTGAATTAGCACTGCCTGAGCCTCCGCCTGCTGGAACGTTTCCTGGGTTAGAAGATCCTCCGCCACCGCCACCTGCGCCACCGCCTGCGCCACCGCCGAAGAAGCCGTAATACTGGAAGTATCCGCCACCGCCTCCTCCGCCGTAATTCACACCATTGTATAGAAGTCCTGCGCCTCCGCCTCCGCCACCGCCAGGGCCTGAGCCATTACCACCCTTTGCTGCTGAGCCACCGCCACCTCCACCAGCGAATGAATAATAGCCTGAATCTTGGCCACCACTACCGCCAGAAAAGCCATTACCAGAGGTTCCGCCTGTGCCTGCGTTACCTGTGCCAGCAACATTGCCTCCACCTGAACTAAAGTCAAATGCTGATGAAGTTCCTCCACCTGATCCTGCTCCAGGCTGTCCTGCGCCCGCTCCTCCGCCTGCAATACTTATAGCATAGTTTGTTGCTCCCGCAACTGCTCTTGATGCATTTGACTGAACCCTACCTGCGCCACCACCAGCACCGCCAGCGTTAGAAGCACCGCCTCCGCCTCCGCCTACAACTAAGTATGAGACTGTTGCTGGTGCGAATACTTGTGCTGTTATTTGATTAGATGCTGAACTATAAGGGCTTGATCCAGTAGCATTGTTTGCACGAACTGTAAATGTATAGGCTGTATTATTTGTTAAACTATTTGTAAAGGTTATTGGACTAGTTGCTGAAGTTACGCTTATGTCTCCAGGTGATGATATTGCAGTAAAACTTGCTGCAGTTCCACCTTTAGTTGCTGCTGTAAAAGGAACACTTGCAGTTAATGAACTTCCTGTTACGGTTCCTATTGTAGGGGTATCTGGAACATCAACAATCTTTGAAGTTCCTGCCGAAGCATCCTTAAATCTAGATCCTGCTAACCCAGAAGCACTTGCTTTTGTAATTGCCATAAGAGGAGACCTTTCTTAATTAACTAAGTTCTGAGCCAAACGCTGAAAATGCCATGTCTGCAGAAGATGCGTAAACACGAATCAAATCGCCTGCTGCAAGAGTAATTCCAAGAGTTAACATAATTGAGTCTGATGCTGCTACTGTTGCACCGTAAACAATGTAGTGTTTTTGTGATGTTGAAGCATCTGCTGCTGGACGTACCGCAATGCGATATGTTCCTGAAGATCCTGCCTGATTACTAATTGCAATAGTAGAAACTACTGCTGATGTGCTTGATGGCACTGTGTAAAGAGTTGTCTCCGTTGTTGCTGCTGGTGCTGCTTGTGCTAAAACCTTATATGCTGTTGGCACTTTTTATCCTCCCATTAATAAGAACAATTCTGGCAATCCGCTTGAGTCTTGCCATGATGTTATTATACCATCTGTTTGTAATACTTTTCCAGCCTTTCCTGCCTGTGCTGGAATAAAAGGAATCCATTCTGATCCGCTATAAAATTGAAGTTGATTTATTACGTTTCCACTACCATCTTGTCTTATAACACATATTGATCCTGCAGTTGGTGAAGTTATTGATGCGTCTCTTGCTGTTGGATTAAGATAATTGTTTATACCTTTTTTTGCAACCAATGCCTCAAGCATTGTTACAGTGGATAAATAACTTTGGAGACCAGCCCACTCAAAAGTTCCAGATGTATCTGTTTTACCAGATATTTCATACCATGTATCATCTGCTACGTTATAAATATACCCTGGTTTACCATCTGTATTAAATGTTGGCATTAGACCACCTGATCAAAAGCGCTAGTGTCGCCATTATAAACATACATCTCTAAAGGACTTGACCCCTTTTTAATCCAAATAACTCCATTGGCCAATCCAGTTGTTGGCTGTGTTGCAGTATAAACAGATGTTGCGGATATATATCCTACTGGCGCTGCTGCGTCTTTGTCTACCCAAATATATCCATCTGGGATTGTATTAGAAAATGTTGTAAATGCTGCTGCAGTTGGGGCTGTTGTCGTCGCTCTTGAACTATCTCTTGCTGCAACTTCTAGCGCAGCCTTTGTGGTTATTTGACTTTGTAAATTATTAATTGTATAAGCAATTGATGGATTTAAAAGATTTGCTGAATCAGTTTCTGCGGTATCAAAATCATAAGAACCATAATGATATGCTTTTAAGGCATCTTGAATATCAGCATTGTCTGCTAATGCTGGAATTTTTGTTGGTACTAAATTTCCTATATTTTCTACAGCCATGTGGTCACCTCTTTAAAATTATACCATTTTTATATTAAACTATAGAAATAAACAGATGAACTGTTTTACTTCCAGTAAGTGCCGACCAAGTTCCACCGCTATATTGGACTGCGTCAAAATTTATTACTAAGTTTGTTCCTGCACCCGCTAAAGCAGGAATTTCCATTGACGAAGCAATGGGGTTTTCTCCTTCAATTTGAAATTGAACACTAAAGTTTGAAGCGGTAAGTGGTGAACCACTAACTGTTACGATACTTGATATTGGAATAGTTGTTGATCCTGCACCAGATGTAAACGTGACTGCTCTTACAGATGAGTAAATTGCTGGACTTACTTTTAAAACTTGAACCCATGTATTTGCACCAGCCTGAGAAATATATTGATACATGTATCCGTAATTTTCTCCTGGGGCGGTATTAATATACATATCGTTTAGTATTAGAGTGGTTCCAAATAAAGCACCATTTGCTGTTAATGCATTTGGCTCTCCAGAACCAACAATAAATTTACTACCACGAACTCCTTGAGGACCAATATCAACTAATAAATCAATTGACTCTGGTGGTCCTATAACAACAACATCATCAGTATTAAGTAGTACGTCAACCATTATGATTCATCTGCTCCAGTAATATCATCTACTACTGTTACAGTCCCCGTTAAAAGTGTATAAACTAGTGTTGGACCAGAATCTATCTGAACGTCATATACATAACTTCCAGCAGTTAAAGATTCTCCTGCGCCTGGTAGGATTGTGCAAGTTACGGTATCTGCAGATCCATCAACAACAGCCTGCATTTCGTATTGAGTTTTACCTTCTCCTCTTGCATTAGCAACAACAAAATTTGCGCTATAACCTGTTAAATCAAAAGCGCCACCATTTGCAGTTTTTGGACGGATTACAAACTCATACCTATCACCACGATAGTAACTAAAATTATAAGAACCTGGAAATGCCATTATTCCTCCTGTAACATTATACCACTAAGAGACTGACACATAGACACCTTTTAAAATAAAAGAGCCTTCATTATCAGTTCTAATTTGAGGTTGCCCTCCATAGTTTTTAATTTTATCGCTATTGATAAAAATGGTTTGACAATATGAAATATCGTAGGGGTACTGATATTTAAGTAATCCAACATATCCCATTGGAGAAACTTCTTCATCTCTTAAAAGAGTTCTTATCCAAACCTCTGTATTTGAAGTATAGGTTTCTAAAGAAAAGTCATAACGAATATCTACCCTTGAGCCAACCTTTAAAGTTTTTAAATTTATGTTTCTTGTTGTTGGATTTAACAATGAAACTGATCTATTTGGCAAATAGGCTTCAATGGTTTTTGATTCGTCTATGTCTAAGAAAAAATCTACCCAGCCGTCTTCGCCTCTTTCTGGGCCTAGCCTATATTCTTGAGTACTCTTATTTGCATAATAAGCCCAACCAGGATATTGTCCAGATGGGCTGTCGTATCCATCCCCTGCTCTTCCTGGTTCTCCACGTTCACCCTGTGGCCCTTGTTTTCCTATATCACCCTTATCACCTTTTGGCCCTTGTGGTCCTGGTGGCCCTGCTGGTCCAATTTCACCTTTTTCTCCAGTGATTCCAGGCACAGCAACATACTCTGTTGTTTTAACCTCTTGGATTGTTTCTAGATATTTTTTCTTTGGGGGAAAGTCCATGCTCTTAGCCATGACTTATCCTAACTACTTTATTTTGATTTTAAATATTTTATTGCCAATTTTTATTACTGGCGGAAGAAGGGGTGTAGGGTTTGAAACTTTTACTATTGGCATTATAAACCTGGAGTCATATCACTTAAAACACAGATAGTTCCTATAACTGGTGTCCACACTGTATCTGCATTTGGCCCACTGCCACCCTCTATAATTACCTCAAGGTCAAACCTTAATTCTGCTGCAACTTG